TGGGACGCTATCCCCGAAGCGATGCGGCGCGAAGCGCGCGACTTCATGGAATGGCATATCAGCCAGGGCAAGAGCACCTACGGCTTATCGGAAGAGGCTTTCATCGTTTGCGAATCTTTCAAGCGCCTGTGGCGCGAAGCACACCCGAACACCGTTAGCTACTGGAAGGAACTGGAGAACGCCTGCCGCAACGCGATCAACAACCCCGGCCAAACGCTGACCTGCCGTCGCCACAAGATCCGGCGCGATGGCGCTTGGCTGCGCGTCATGCTGCCAAGCGGTCGATATCTGTGCTACCCGTCGCCGCGCGTCGAGGATGATGGGCAGATCACGTACATGGGGATCAACCAGTACAGCCGCAAATGGGAACGGTTGCGCACCTACTCCGGCAAGCTGGCGGAAAACGTGACGCAGGCCAGTGCGCGTGATGTGTTGGCTTATCGCATGCCGGATATCGAGAAAGCCGGTTACGAAATCGTTTTGACCGTCCACGACGAGATCATCAGCGAAGCGCCGGACACCGACGACTACACGCACGAACACCTGGCCGAACTGATGTCTGCGGGTTGCGACTGGACAAAAGGCTTACCGCTCGCCGCAGCCGGCTTCGAAGCGAAGCGATATAGGAAAGGTTGACTACAAGTCGAATCTTGCATAAGCTTGCGTTACTTAAACCAGTTCAGGAGAAGGAAGATGGTTTCTCGCAGGGTTCTAGGTATGGAGCACGAGGCCCGTACCCACTTATGCAAGACGATGGCCGACCTCGGCTGGAAATGTGTCGGCCGTACGCCTAAGGGCGTGCCGAATGAATTCGAAAAGATGATCCCTGATTGCGGAAACGCTTTCTACGTACGCACAGCGCTGAAAGGAAAATGGCGTCTTGAGCAGTACAGCGGATATTCCTTTCGGGTTAAGGGGTTCGACATCCCAAAAATGAACAAAATAGAAACCCACCAATTCGAAACGCCGGTTGCGATGGCTCTATATTGCGACCTCGTATCGTGCTTGTTGAAGGAATTCTGAAATGGGTAAGCCAAAGGTTCACTACGATGATTTCGACGGTGGCACTGAAGCAGATACCGATCACCCCGATACGGTTTACTGCGGTACCGAAGGTGGCGATCCACAGTTGACGCCATACCGTGATCAGGTGACCTGCAAGCGTTGTCTTAAAATCTTGAAGTTCTTCGGATGGGAGCGCAAGCCATGCTAGAACGTGATATCGAAGCGTACCTCGTCAAGCGCTGCAAAGAGATTGGTGCGCTGTGCGACAAGTTCACCAGCCCCCAGCGTCGTTCGGTGCCCGATCGGTTGATCACGTTCGGCGGGCGCGTATTGTTCGTTGAGCTGAAAGCGACCGGCAAAAAGCCTACCGAAGCTCAGGTGCGCGACCACGAGCGTCGCCGTGCAGCTGGCGCCGAAGTGGTGTGGCTGGATAGCAAAGAAGCTGTTGAGACAGTGACTTTCTGTTTGCGGGCGAAGTGGGGAGTTGACGTTAACGAAGAATTTAAGGTGGTTTGCTGATGGCCGGGGTATGCAGCGTTGAAGGCTGCGAAGAACCGGTGCGTTGCAAGGCGGTCTGCGGATTCCATTACACACGGCTCAAGGCTGCGAGAAAGCCACGGAAGCTTTGTGAGTGCGGTTGCGGCGGCCTGACTATGAACCGGTTTGTATCGGGCCATAACACCCGGCTGATGCCGCCTGAAGAGCAAGCACGTCGGGGACGAATGAATACCGGCGATAAGCTCCGCGATACGGGGCTGTGCGTACGGACTTATCGTAAACGCGGGCAGCGCCACGAGCACAGAATCGTAGCCGAGAAAATGTTAGGGCGGCCTCTTCTGCCGGACGAGATCGTGCACCACAAGAACGGCGATATCCGAGATAATCGTCCGGAGAACCTGGAAGTCATGACCCAATCTGAACACATGAAAGAGCATCGGGACGAGATACTCGCAGGACTGCGGAGGCACTATGGCCGTTGATTTCGTTGCGAGAAAGTACCAAGAGCTTATCTCTAATTTCATAGTGAACAACAAGCGGTGCGCGGTGTGGTCTTCGCCGGGTACTGGGAAAAGTTCGAGCACCCTTTGCGCACTCGAAGACCTGACCTTCGTGGAAGACGTGTATCCGGCTCTCATTGTCGCACCCCTGCGCGTTGCCCGGACCACGTGGCCGAACGAGGCGCGCAAGTGGAACCACCTTAAGCACCTGCGTGTCGTCGTCGTCACTGGCACGCTCAAGGAACGCCGCGCCGCGTTACGCATTCCGGCGGACATCTACACCACCAACTTCGAGCAATTACCGTGGCTGGTCGAGGAGTTGGGCGACCGCTGGCCGTTTCCAACAGTTGTGCCCGACGAAGCGACTAAGTTGAAAGGCTTTCGTTTACGGCAGGGCACGCAGCGCGCCAAGGCTCTTGCCCGAGTCGCGCACACCAAGATCAAACGCATCATTCTTTTGACCGGTACGCCCAGTCCCAACGGCTTACAGGATCTGTGGGGGCAGATGTGGTTCGTCGATAAGGGCGATCGCCTTGGCCGAACCTTCGATGCTTTTAAGCAGCGTTGGTTTCGTGCTTCGCATACAGGGTTCGGCGTAGAGGCTACCGATCAAGCGCAAGGCGAGATCCAGGCGGCGCTTAAAGACGTGTGCATCACCATCGACGCGGCGGACTGGTTCGCACTGGAAGAGCCGATCATCAACCGCATCATGGTCGAGCTGCCGGCGTCGGCCAAGGTCATGTACAAGCAGATGGAGAAGCAGTTCTTCATGGAGCTGGAAGGCGGGCAGCAGATCGAAGCACTGAACGCTGCTGCTAAGTCTATGAAATTATTACAAATTGCAAACGGCGCAGCCTATTTGGAAGGCGGGCAAGATTGGGAAAAGATCCACGATGAGAAACTGGACGCGCTGGAAGAAATCATCGAGGAAGCCGCCGGTATGCCGGTTTTGTGCGCATATCACTTCAAGAGCGACCTGGCGCGCCTCAAGAAGCGTTTCCCAGATGGCATCGACCTGTCGGCCAAAGGTGGACTGGAACGCGCTCAGGCGGGCGAAGGTCGCGTTTGGTTCGGCCACCCCGCTTCGATGGGCCACGGCGTGGACGGACTGCAGTACCACACGAACATCATGGCGTTCTTCGGGTATAGCTGGTCGCTGGAAAACTACCTGCAGTTTATCGAACGCATCGGGCCTACCCGCCAGTTGCAGGCAGGGTTCAAGCGCCCAGTGTTCATGCACATGATCATGGCGGCGGATACCGTGGACGAACTGGTACTGGAGCGGCTGCACAGCAAGCGAGAGGTGCAGGACATCTTGATGGAAGCGATGAAAGAACGTGGGTTCAAAACAATCACAGAGGATGCAGCGTAATGCGAAATATTAAAACACGGGAAGGCTACGACCTTTGGGACAAAGTTCACGAATTGCCGCGCTTCAACTTCTGGCGAGGGGGTGAAGACGAAAAGGGTAGCGTAATTCGCGTTCCAGAGAAGCACGGTAACTGGGTCAATTTCAACGACCTAACCACCTTGGCGGATGAGTACCAAGACGAGATAAACAGCCTGCGCGAACGCCTAGCGCGCCTTGAACTAAAGGCGGTGTGAAGTGAAGATCGACAAAACAAAAGCCTGCAAGTGGCACGGCGGAACGCTTGACCGAACTGCGGATTGTCCAGGGTGCAATGCGTCCAAACGCAGGAAAGCAGGCGTAGTGCCGTCCGAACCTGGGCCTCGAACTGAGCAGCCCAAAGCCCTAGACACGCAAATCGGCGGAGGGCATTACAAAGACATGGCTATCCAGCCGATGGAATACTCGATGAAGAACGGCTTAGATGCCTGCCAGCACACCGCGATCAAGTACATCAGCCGGTTTCGTGAAAAAGGCGGGATCGAGGACTTGCGCAAGGCAAAGCACGTCATCGACATGCTTATCCAGTTCGAAGAGGAGAAGAACCGGTGAGCAAATTCTTCGGCGCTCGCATGGTGCGGGCCGCGAAAAGGAGTGAAGCGGAATGAAGTACCCATGGTTGCAAGAACCGATGACCCTTGAATATATGGTGCTCCACTGCGTAGAAGACGCAGGTGGCTGTGTGCATCACTTCACGATGCAGCTCTTTGCGCAGAAAGGAATTCCCTTTACTAAAGGTCAGGTATCAGGTGCGCTTCAACGCGCCAAGAAGCGCGGCCTCGTGGAAAACGTAGGGACTTACTGGAGAATTCCCCAGTGAAAATCCTAGCCATGCTCTACATGCTAACCGCAAACGGCCCGGTGCCAGTGGCCGCGTACTTCACGCAGGACGCCCAGGTTATCTGCCAGGCGACAGCCGCTGCGCAAAATGCAACTGAGAAAGAGGAGTATTACTGTGAGTAGGTTCGACAAGATCCCGACGTTTAAACTCGACCATGACGCAGATTGCTCCGGACGATTCCGCCAAGTGCATAAGGCGTATTGGGAACTCCACAGGCATTGCGCGGATGAGGTTTTAGCGCTTTGCATCTGGCGCAGCGCAGCTATCGTAAGCTGGATAATTCTAGCCGCATGTTTATTGGTCGGGTGTGGCTCGCCAAAACAGCCGGAGCAATCCTGCATAAGCAAACCGCCTGACGGATATTACTCAGTCGAAGACAAAGGGCAAATATGCTGGAAAAGCAAAGGGTGGGTCTGCGTTCCGAAGTGTCCTACTTAGCTGACCGCTTCCTCAATTCCGACCGGCAGAACTGCAACTCTGCAAACTGCCGGTCGAGTCCCCGCTTCAATTCGAAATAATCCGATCTAACAGAGGCGTCAAGTTCTGCGGTTCCGCTGACAGCTCCGCCGGGAACGGTTCCATCGGCGCGCACTGCTGGACAACTGGCTTTGACACGCAGCCGCTTAGTGCCATCAGCAACAGCCCGCTCAAGAGCACTCGTCTCATTTTCTTTACCTGCCTTGTACTCGATGAACGTCGCCCGAATGGCTTCCGTCTGTGCGCGCGATGCGATTAGCTGTTGGTTCACTGCGTCCACGTTCGCGCTGATCGCTTGCGCGGTTACG